CTGTCTGCGTGCCTAGCGCGCCCGTCGCAGGCGCGAGCGTCGTGGTGCCCGATGTGGCGTTGCGGAAGCCCACGTTGCCCACGGCGCTGCCTGCGGTGCCGAGGAGGAGGGACGTGGTCGAGGAAATAATCTGCCCGGTCGTGAAAGTATTCGCCGCGCCGACATACGCCGGGTCGCCGTCGCTCACTGCGGTGCTGAGTTGCGCCATCGTGAAGCTGCCAAGCACGGCTGCGTTGCCGGTGCTGGTGACGTGGCCGGTCAGATTCGCGTTGGTCGTCACCGTGCCCGCCGTGAGGCCAGAGGCGGTGCCGCTGATATTAGTTCCGACAAGCGCGGACGGGGTGCCGAGGTTTCCGCTGACGAGGGCGAGCGTGCCTGCCGCATTTGGCAACGCGATGGCGCGGTCGGCGGTTGGCGCGTGTGAGAGTGTGGTGATGAAACTGCCGGAGTTGAGCTTGTAAGTGCTGCGGGTCTCGATGTATCCGCTTGCGCCCATTGTTAGAATGCTTCCGCTCTCTCCTAGAGTGAAGATACTGCTCAACGCTCCTCCGGTGAATATACTGTCAGCGTTTCCAGTGGTGCTCACCGCGCCGCTAAACGTCCCCGTCGTGCCCGCAACCGTGGATGGCGTGGTCGCGCCGAGGCTGCCGTTGAATGCCGCACCGTTGAACGTCCCGCCGGTCACCGTCTTGCCGGTGAAGGTCAGCGCGCTCGGAAGCGAGAGCGTCGGCGTCGTCGTGCCCGTCACGGTGATTTGGTTCGCCGTGCCGGTCACGCTGGTCACTGCCGCTGTGCCGCTGCTCACCGCCGTCACAAGCCCCTTAGCATTCACGGTCAGGCTGGCATTCGTGAAAGCGCCCACGTTGCTGTTCACCGTCGCGAGCGTGGTCGCACGGTTGCTGCTCGTCACGTCGCCGGTCAGACTGCCGATGCTCGTCACAAGCCCAGCCGTGAGGTTCGCCGCTGTGCCGCTGATATTAGTTCCGACAAGCACAGAGGGTGTGTCGAGGTTGGGCGTCGCGAACGTCGGAGAGGTCGTCATCGCCACGCTGCCGGTGCCGCTGATTGTCAGCAGTTCCGGCGTGCCTGTCCCGGCTGTTGTGCGGCCCAACACGCGAGCCGTTGGCATGTGCGCCAGCTTCGCGAGCGTGATGGTGTCGTTGTCAATCGTCCACGTCGCGCCGCTGTTGCTGACTGTTATTTCACCCTTGTCGCCGTCCGTTACTCCGCCCGGCAGATTCGTCAACTGCGAGCCATCCACAGCCGGGAGCCGTGCCGAGGCGTCGAGTCGCACGAAGCCTAGCGCGGTGTTGATCGCGACTAGCAGCGCGGCTGCTACGCCAGCGCCGAGTATGGAAGGCGTTGGCACCGCTGTATCGGGGTCAATCACGCTGCGATGAATGACAATCGGCGCGGAGAAAATCGTATTGGTGTAAGCGCCGCGCGTGCGGACGACGCCGACTTGCAGGGAAAGCCGATTCGCCACCGTCGCAGCGAATAGCGCAACCATGCCCACGGTATTGATCGCCATCGTGCCCGTCGCAGGCGATGCGCTCGAAAGCTCGATGTAGCACACGGGCGCATTCACGCCGTCGCCGATGCCGATGTGCAGCACGTCGCCAGCCACAAACGAATCGGTAATGACTCCCGCCGTGCGAGTGAATGTCTGCACCGATACCGCCTGCCCCTCGTCTGCCACGGAAATGTCCGGCACGCTGCCGATGCCGCCTGTCGAGCTTGCGAAAAGGCCAGCCAGCGGCTTCGTTTCGTTGATGAGAAGTGTCAGCATTGCGGGTGTGTTTTAGGGTTTGCGGGTTCGGTTGTCAAATAACGGTTTCGTCAAAAACGAGTTCTTCCGCGCCAATGTAGGTGATTTGTCCAACAGAGTTGATCGTGACTTCGCGCAGGAAAATCATGAGCTTGTTTCCGTTCTTTTTGATGCGGACAAACCCGGTGTTGTTCATCTGAATGGAGTCGTATGTCGGCGCGAGATCAACTGCCGAGGTGTCTTTTCCCTTGCTGGTAAGGAGCAAGTCGTAGTAATCCGTTTGTGCTGTGGTGACGCCATAATCAGGAGGCATCCAGTAATTGCTAAACGCCGTGCCGGGGAGGTCGTCAATCGGCCCCCACCGGCTTTGTGCAATGACGGGGATGTTTCCAGCGCCGAGCGTGATTGTGGCGAGCTGATAGTGCCGCGTTGCCGTCAGCGTGTTATTCGCTGGCACCGTCGCTGCCGCTTCAATGGTGCGGCTTGTAATTGTGCTCACGATGTCGCCATTTGCCAACACGCGGCGATCCCAAGTAATTGCCGCGTAAATCTTATCCCCGTTCGCGACAGTCAGCGTGAACATCGGACTGTTGTTCACCTCGAAGTCGTCCGGCAATTCTCCGAAAAGAGTGCCGTTGTAAATCTTCACCGTGTTCGCCCCGGCTGCGACGATGTGAAACTGGCGCTGCGATTGCACCTGTGACGACGCAGGCACCTTTAGCCGCGTCAAGTCCACCACCCATCCGGTATTGCTCACAAGAATTTTGCCGCTGCCCCACTCTGTCGAGGGCAGCTTCACCTCGCCAGCGTGCCAAAGGTTCAAGTGCCCCACCACGTTGAACATCCATTTCTTGTCGAGCACTCCGCCCTCGAATGCGTTCTCTGGATTGGCTAGTTTGACGGGTTCCATATTAGGAAAGCTCGGCAATCGTCGGCGCGTTTACATAGAGCGTTTTACGCTCGATGATGCTGCCTTTGTAAATGCTGATTTCGGAATCCTTTGAAACGAACGTGCCGGTGTTTGGCGGGATGTTCGTCATTAGCAGGAAGCCGAAAAGGGACGTGATTTTCGGCGCGCGACGGGGCTCCGGCCACGCATTGACGAAGTATTCATAGAGGTAATATCCAGAACACATTAGCGGCCACTCCGCGACTTCCGGCGCGGGCGGTGGCTCTGTCCAGTCGTATCCCGGCTGAGTGCTGTAAAACTGGAACGAATGCACAGCGGACGTGCCTTCCTGCCGCGTGATAGGGATGCTCGTATAGATGCGCTTGAATTTCAGCCAGCCCTTGCACGCGGTGTATTCCGGCTGATCCTCTTGAATTAGGTATGCGACGCCCAGCCGTGTCGTGATGCCTTGCATTTGCCCAAGCTGCTTGACAAAGCCCGTGGCGTAAACGGTGGTGGTTGTAAATGGCGTGTAGTTCGCCTCCAACTGGTAGCAGTCAATATGCCACTCAAATGTGCGCGTGTCGCCCCTGTCCTGAAGGGGTAACACGAAGCGGCCCGGCCCGTCAAAGGTGACGGATGAGAGCGTGCCCACCATTACTCTGTTTGGAGTGCTCATTTTGATTTAACTGCTGTTACGATTAGAGTCTTTGCAACAAACTCATTGATCTGATTTTGCGCTGCACCCACGTTCTTTGGAGCGTTGCGCTCTGCCGCGTCCTGAATAGCCTTGCGCGTTGCCCGGCTTCCCCTGTCTCCCGCGCGCACTGGCCCAAAATGCTCCGGCATCGGAAGCGGTGCCAATCCGTGCGCCACTCGCATGGCGTTATCAGCTATGAATTTTTCTTTGTCCCTTGCCGCTCCCTCTCCGCGCGCCTTGTCCTGCGCCGCCGCTACGCGCAATGCGACTTCGTTCTTGCGCTGTTCCTTTGCCTCCTTCGCTTTCTGTGCGGGCGATTTCAAAAGTTCGTTTGCTTCCACTTGCAGGTCGTTAATCGCCTGCTGCTTTCCAAGCTGTTTGGCAAGCGCATTGTCCCCATCGTGCAATGCCTTGGCAATCTGATTTGCAAACTGCACGCGGTTTTGCTCGATAGCTGCCACGCGCGCGGTGCCGCTCATCTGTATTTCCGTCAGGTTAATCGCGTTGGCAATTTCCATCTTGGAGTTTGCCAACGCAAAGAGCGCAACTTCCTCGCGACGCTTTGCAAGGTCAACTTCAACCTGCGCCTGTCGAAATGCGATAGACCCAACCTTGAACAAGTCACGTTTTGCTTCTGCTGCTTTCTGCGCGTTCTTGGCTGAGTTTAATTCCAGCGTGTAAATCTCCTTGCGCGCATCCGCATCGTCCTCTGATTGCGTTGTTTGAATCTGCGAGAGAGTCATGTTGCGCTGCTGAACCGATAGCTCGGCATACGCCAGTTCCCGCTTTGTCTTTGCCGCGCGCGCGGCTTCTGCGGTCAAGGTGTTCGCAATTTCTTCCTGCTCCTTTGCGGAGGTAACTGCAAGCATCGCGCCTTCAACTTGCCCCTCTACGCCGTCAAGCCTTAGCTTTGCCGTGTCACGCGCCAGCCCGTGATCAAGGTTGGACATGTCAAATTCAGCGCGAGCCTCAAATGCCGTTGCCGCCGCCGCTTGCTTTTTTGTTTTCGCCGCGCGCTCCGCTTCCACCGTGAGCTTCTTTGCGACTTCGTGCTCTTTGATTGCTGCTTGATAGGCAATCTCGGCTTCATCCGCCTTGCTTCCTCCTGCCCTGTTGGTTAGCGAGTCACGGTTTTTCTTATCTTCGATTTTCGCGATTTCTTCCTCGGCTTCAATGCCTTGCTTTTGCGCTTCCAGCTTTAGCTTTGCGCCCTTTTTCTGCACGGCGATAGCGTTCGCCATGTCATTCGATGTGTTTCCGGCTGCGTCTTTTCCGGCATTTTCGATGTCGGCGATTTCCTTTGCAGTCGCCAACTCCGCCTGCTTTATCTTTGTCGCCTTTTCCGAACCGGAAAGCAAAGAGTTTGACGCGATCAAGTTGTCTTTGACGGCGGCAGAAATCTGATACGCAACGCGGGCGCGCTCTTGGTCAATCTTCCAAAGCTCTTGATCCTTTAGGTCAGAACCGCCCTTGACCGCAAAGACGTTTGAATCATATACCGCTTTGCGTCTTTCGGAAAGCTGCATGTATTTTGCGCTCAGTCCTTCAACTCCTGTTGCGCTCAAATTTATCAGCTTTTGAGTGTCGCGCACGCCAACTTCAAAGTTCGCCGTGTTAGTCCAGTGAGCGGTTGCTAAGTCCCAAACCTGCCCGAGAACTGGCACCTTGGAAATGATAGAGCCGACTGCCCCAAGTGCCTCGCGCATTCCCTGCGTTGCGCTGTTGCCAAACTTTTCCGCTGATTCCGCCGTCGCGCCGTAGCCTGTGGTGTCGAGCTTCTGCATTGCGGCTGTCATAGCCGTTGCGCCCTGCGCGCCGTTTGCCAGCGCATTTCCTAGAGTAACCAATGCTGCCGCTGCCGCGCCTTGCTTTAGAGCACTTCCAACCTTTTCCAAGTTCTTCTCCAGCGATTGACTGCGAGCCTCCATTTTCATCATGGACGAATCCATGTTCGCAATGTCCTTTTTCCATTGCTCCAAACTAATGCCCGCCTGCGCTGTGAAATCGTTCTTAGCCATGTCAGTTCACCTTTCTCATCGGCACAATCCAAGGCGCGTCTTGCTGGCAAGCTGCCGGGATCGCGAGGTTGATTTTTTGAATCGGTTCACTGCACAGCTTATACCCTTCCGCACACTTCGCGTCAACAAATGCGTCCATCTCCGCATCGAAGTCTGCCACGATGGAAAGCTCGAAGTGCTCAATCTCAGACAGAAACTTGGAAATGAGCGGCGATGAGCGGCGATTCTGCATGGTGCATCCTCGCGCGTCGTCGGCGGCTTTAATCAACTGGTAGAGAACGCGCAGCGGAGTGTCGAGGACGCGCTCTAGGTGCCACCCAGCGCCGGGATAGGCCGTATTGAGCGAACAGTAGAGGCCCGCCGTGCTGCCGTAGAATGACACGCCTTCGCGCCCCGGCCCCGCGTCGAGGAATGCGCGGTCGAGATACTCGTCAATTCCCTCGCGCGCTTCGTCCACGTCGAGGTCGAGAATGGCCGCGAGAAACGCCTTGCGCCGTTCATCGTCGCCGAACGCGAAGTCCTTTGTGACATACCAAAGGAAATCGGGAATGGCCGCAATCGGGCAATCCCCTCCGCAAACGAACGGGTTGCCCATTGCGCGCAGCCATTCCAGCCGTCGCGGCGTCAGCGGCTCCACCTGCACGCCAGCGATTAGCTCGAGCAAGCCGAGCATCGCGACGGCGCGGTCTTTCCGCTCGCTGTCTAGCGCGTCCGCATGATCATCAAGTGTGGCGTCCGACACATGCCTTAGCTGTTGGAGGTCGAGACGTTGCCAGCGCCACCGTTGGCCTGTTTCGCTTCGATAGACGCCGTGCGAATCTTCGTTTCGGTCGTCTTGGCAACGGTAGCTTTTAGGACGACAAACGTGATTGCGCCCGACTCGTTTTCGACGGTGCGCGTGAAGGTCGCCCCAAACGTCGGCGGAAGCGTGCTGCTGCTGGCAAGCTGCCATTCGGCCTTGTAGTCGTACAGGTCTTTCTGGTAGATGGACTGGTTCGGGTTGCCGTATTGGTCTTTATTGTGATCCTCTGCGTTGTTCTGAGTGATTTCCTCAGTGTTGACGTTGTAGGTGACAGACTCGGAAGTCGTGACGGGCGCGACGCCGTAGCCGGGTGCGAGGACAAGAACGCGATTAGGTGATGCCATGATGTTTGGTTAGTTGAGTGTGGTTAGTGCTGCGGGATTTATGACGAGAATAAAAGTGATTGCGAGCGCCGTGTTGTCGAGGTTTTCCGTGTCCTGCTCCGAGTTGTCGCTTTCAGCCGGTTTCGCCTGAGTGACGAGACACGGAAGCGCTGCGCTGTTGCCCGCAAGCTGTTCGTTCTGGTATTGCAACAGATAGAACTCATTCAGGCGTTGCGCGACTTTGCCGACTAGCGTGTTGTGCGAGCCGCTGGTCGCCTCGGTCGTCCTGTTCGTGGTCACGACAAGCTCGGCCCGGCATTCGTATGCGGAATGGACGAAATACGGCTCGACTCCAATGGCGAGCCGCTGTTCTTGAAACTGTGCGCCCACGGTAACCGCGCACGAAATGCGCGGGCTTTCGTTCGTGTCAATCTGCCGGGAGCCGTAAACGTTCGGGCAAACAGATTCAAGCGCGCCGATGAGCACGGCTTCGGCGTTTTCCTCTAGTTGGAGTATTTCGGAAAGTTCCATGTGATTAGCTCCTAGCGATTGCAGCGACAACGCGCTTCATTTTGCGCTCACAAGCGCGGTTGAAAACGGGGAACTGCGCGGCCATGATTGGCGTCAAGATGCCTTGCCCGGTGAAGGGCTTGTATTTGCGCTCTGGCGCGTCCAAGAACGGCACGCTGATGCTCGCCGTGAGCTTGGTCTGCCCGCCGTGCCATTGCCCGCTCCCTTGCGGAATGTCAGGCTCATCGTGGTTGCGAGTGACTGCCGAGAGCACGTTTGCCGATGCGGTCACGTTCACGCCGAGCGAATAGCCCACCTGAACCCACTGAAGCTGGAACAGGAAACGTGCGGGCGCGCGGTCTGCCAAGAATTGCGCCTTTGTAACGCCCTGCCCGCCTCCCCTTGCCCTCCATTTCGCAAACTGGCTGTTGGGCTTGCCTGTTTGATTCTCGCGGATTGTAGCAAGGTCGCGCACGGGAGTCCCGGCCTTGGCTTTATTGAGCGAAGGACGGAGGAAGTAGTTACTGATTTCCGGCTTAAAGATGCGCGCGGGGATAGCTGCAAGCTCGCGTTGCTTGCGGCGGATCCCGCTCATGTCCATTTTGAAGCCGGAGTTTTTCATTGCTTGAGGTTGCAAATCAGCCGCACGATTGAATCATCCTTGTCCGGCTGGAAGTTTGCCACTTGGAATGCCAGTGCCGTCCGCCCCTCGCCAAAGGCGGAGGCGTAGGGCGTGGCAAATTCGATTGTGTCCCTGAGTTTGATGCCCGCCGTTGCGCGGTCGCTTTCGAATATCTGGAAGGAAAACGTCACCTTGGCGTCGTATGTGTTGGGGTTGATCGTCTTGAACAAATCCAGCGGCGGAGCGATGCACGCAATGGTCGCGCCGTTATACGTGATGGAATCTGGGAAGATTGCCAGCAACGCCGTGTTCAGCGCGGCCATTGAAGCGGCCCAACTCATGCGTTAGGGCTTCGCTACTGCGTCGCCTGTGATGCTCAGTCGCATCGTGGTTGCCGTGATCGCCTGTCCAATCGGGACAAGCCATTCACCGCTCGCCACGTCTGCCGTAGTCTCGGTGATTCCGCCCGCCGTTGGCGAAAGGTAAATCACCGCTGCGACCGTCATCGTGCATCCCGGCGTGAGCGAACTATCGCCGCTCACGAAGAAAAACGGTTGCCCCGGCCCTGCGCCGCCGAGCGCCATGCCAGCGGGAACTTTGACGGCGGTGACGTTCGCGTCGGCGAGCTTGTATGTGTTGGTAGCCGAGTCAAGGGATACCATGTTACCGGCAACAATGGTGACGCCAGCAGCGGCGATGCCGGTGCCAATGACGCCGTTGACGGAGCGGAGAACTGAAGCGGGAGTTTGTGAGAGTGCAGCCATTTTAGTAAGTAGGAAAAGGAAAGACGCCGCGCCGCAATGATACAGCGCGGCGTCTTAGGTGGATTGTGCGTGAGTTAGAAGCGAAGCGTGTAGGAGATGGACGTTGCCGTGAGCGTGTCCGTAGCGCCGCACGTCTGGGAAAACGCGATGTATCGGCGGGTGTTGGGAGGCAGGCGGAAGCGGCAGAGAATTGCGACGCTGCCGGTGCTGACAACGCCGAGAACCTTCACCTGCGTCATCGGGACAACCTCAGCAAAGCTGGAATCGTCGGCGCTGTCGTGGAGCGTGATCGTCGTGTTGTTCGCGGTGACGTGAAGCGCCATTGCTGGCACACTGATTTCGACTTCCAGTTGCTCCGGTTTGAACCCGACATTGCCGAGGTCGAAGGAGTTAGAGACATTGGTTGCCGATGCTGCGGGGAGCGCTTTAGACGTGGTGAAAACCGCGTCTTGAATATTACGTCCGAATTCGTTAGCCATGATGGTGTGTTGGTTGGTGGTTTAGGTTAGACGATTGCTTCGGTGCTCAAGATTGAGTCCGTGCAGATAATCGGGATGCCGTCATAGCTGTCGGGAATCGGCGCGAGTAGCTCCTGATTCGGGCGGGTCGTGCCCTGTCCGAACAGAGTAACCGTGCGCGACGCCTGCAACTGCTGGCGGCTGCGGCGATTCATGAAGAAGTGCGTCGGCTTCACGCCAATCGGGAACTTCTGGATGAGCTGCGAAAGCAACGAGTCGGTCAGCGTCTTTCCGGACTGCGCGGTCAGATTGGAAATCTGTCCGACTGCAAACTTGGAGTAGAATGCCGCGCCAACCCATCCTTCAAGGCTGTTTTTCCACGCGGTCAGTTCCTTGGAGCTGCGCGTGATGGTCTGCTTGCGCCATTCGCCGACTTCAAGAACGGTGTTCTTGCCGAAGATAAGCTCGAAGAACTTAGGCATTGCGCAGATAGCCCATACCGAGCTTCCGGTGTCAGCCGTGCTGCCAGTGGCGTCGAGCACAAGGCTGGAATCCACGACCTCCTTCGCGCCGGGGAATCCCTTGGCGTCGCCGTTTGTGCCGCGGCCATACCAGACTTGCGGCCCGATGTCGAGCATGTAACCGCGCGCCGCGCCGTCGGCTTCCATAGCCAGCGCGTGCTCAGGGCCATTCTCGTCGGCGCTGGCAATAGCAGCGTCCATTTCGAGTTGCAGGTCGTAGTAGAACGTCTCATGCGTCCTGTTGAGGTAGGTGCTCTTGACCGGCTCAACACCTTCGTTTGCGGAGCGGAAAGCGCCGGAAGGATAGGCGGTGCGGACGAGCGACTTAAAGGACGTGCCGGAAACTTGACGCGCGGGAAAGATTGCGGCTTCCGGTGCGGCGTTCAAGTTTTCCTCGATAAGTCCAACGGTCTGGTCGGAGCCGTTGACCTTCGCGAGGTCGAGCATGGTGAGGTAGGAGTATGCCATTTTTGTGGGTGGTTAGTTTTTCTGTTTTTCGAGTTGTGCGGTGATTGCTGCTTTGACTTTCGCCATGCCGAAAAGCGCGGTGTCAGCCTTGGATTTTTCAGCGGGAACCTTGACGCTTCCGAGTTCCGCGATGATTTGCGCCTTGGCTTCGATGAGCAAATCAGCCTTGGATTTCTCCTGCGCCTTCGTGAAGTCGGCAAACTGCGCGACGATGCGAGCCTCAAACTTCTTTTCCAGCGCGGCCATAGCTGCGACGGCTCCGGCGTCATCGTTCGGGGTTTCCACGGCTTCCGTGACTTCGGTTTCATCTTCGGGCTTGTCGGCCTTTTCGATAGATTTGAGCATCGCCTTGACTGCGGCGAGCGTGTGCGGGTCGGCCTGACAAGCCGCGCTCAACTTAGAGAGCAGGTCGTCAACATTGGGTGTGGTGGTTTCGTCCATAGGTGAGGTTGTTAAATCGGCTGCAAGAAGTGCAGTGACGCCCGCACCTTTTTCCACAAGGTCGGCGGCTTGAAAATCCTGCGGAATGCAAAGCGGGTCATCGGGAAGAAACGAATAGACCGCCGAGAGCATGAAGTTCTCAGGGTCATTCTCCGCGTGCCAGAGCGCCGTCTCGCGAGTTGCGCCGGGCGCGAGGTGCAAATCAGCGCGGAGGTTTTTGGAATCGTCGCGGTAAAATCCTTTCAGCGCGCCAGCCTTCGTCACAAGCCCGTCCTGTTCCTTGGACGTGTGGGAATGCGTCATGTGAACCGGGATGCTGCGATTGCCAGCGTGATTCATCAAAGCGGCAAGGTGGGCATCGTCGAGCGTTACAGCCCGGTGCGTCTTCGTGCCGTCGTCCCTGCGCGCGGAAAACTGCGCCAGCTTGCCAAGCTCCATCACATACACGCCGCGAATGATGCCAGCGGCACGGTCATCCGCCGTGATTTCCGGTTTGCGAAAAGTTGCTTGAAAGGTTGCGAGCACGGCGCATGTCTAGCGCGGCCATGCTATCACGTAAAGCGGCGACGCTTAACGTGTTATTTTTTCGCGGGGAGTGCCGAAAGAAATGCCACCGCGCGCTGCACTAGGCTTGCGCTTTGCCTGCGCCCGTTTTCCACGTATGAGAGATGCACCGGATGAACGCCTAGCTCCCCGGCCAGCTCCTTTGCGCGCACGTCTCGCGACGCGCGGAGCCTTGCAATCTGTGTGTGCGGGATAGGCTTCATTTCTCGGGATGCTCGCGCTCGGTGAACAATTCCGCCGGGTCAAATCCGAGCGTGGATTTGACAAAAGCCTTTTCGTCTGGCGTCGCATCCTCGGCATCCTCCGCCTCATCATGCGACGTGGGAGTTTCCGAATGATCTCGCCAGTCGCGCGACTTTTCATTTCCGAATTGGAGTGGGTTAGTTGTCATGCGGCTTGTTTCATTTTCAGTCGATCAAATGTAGCCGGATTGATGTAGGATTCCAATGCTTGTTGCGGCCTATTTCCAAGCACGCCAGACACTTTTTCCGCAACTGACTTGATGAAAGATTTCCGCTCATCATCGGTATCGAAATGTCTAGGCGAATCGCCGATGATGTTCGCGGCCAATTCGTTCGCTCGAATCGTGCGCAAGTCCTTTGGCGAGAAACTTCCGTTGCCGAGTCCGCCGACATAATTCGCTACTTTGCCGTAGTTGGTGGCGAAAAGTTTTCCGGTATCTCCCGCCGTTGCTTTTCTTTCTAGCAACATCTTGGCAAGATTCGGATCGGCGACTTTGTGATCGTGCCACACGCCTTCCTTGCCCATGAATTGCAGCCGAGCGCCATCGCCATCGGGGACGATGTGCCTGCCTTCCAGTGTCGTTGCGCCGTAAGATTTCAGCCAAAAGCCAGCGTTTTCGAGCGGCAGATTTTCCTTGATGCGCCGTGTAATTTCTTCGCGCGCTCCTTCATCGCGAATCGGAATTGTCGAGTCGCCTGCTTTCAGTGAAACCTTTTTCGGCCCTTTCTTCGCATCGGTCAAAACGAAATTGCTCGCGTCAACTTTCTGATTCCAGAGTGACTTGTTCCCCTTCGTGTCTTCCTCGCTTCCGGGGCGTGTCGCTTGTGCGGACATAAGCCACGACGCATCGGCCTCCTCTTTATTTTTCCCACTGTTGCTGTCGCCGTGAATTTGCGAGCGCAACGAATCAATTGAGTCAACACCTTCGTTCACGCGATTCCATTTCACGTCCTGATTGCTCGCGAGAAACTTCGGATTATAGACGCGCTTCGGGTTTCCTTCCGCGTCTTCGCTGATCGCCCACACATCTGCGTTTGGGTCTTTCGAGACTCGGATATTGTGAGCGTAAGCTGGCGGGATGCTCGCGGGCGAAATATGCGCTGGCAGTGGCGAGCCATCCGCGAGAGTCAGCGTCGAATCTTTTCCTTTTCCGGTTTTCGTCGCGGGATGCAAGTCTCCGACTTCCGCGCGCTTGCTGCGAACCTCACTTCGATCGCCGGTCTTAGCGGCTGATTCGTTTTTTGGCGCGTCCTCTTTCTTCGCCCCACCACCACCCGGCCCGAACTCGCCCGCGTTGTCTTTATTCCCGCGCGGGTGTTTCGATTCATCCCATTCGGCGAGCGTTGCCGTAGCCTTCGCGGGGGACTCGCCTTGCGGCTGCTGAGCAGGATTCGCCGTATCCTGCGCGATGTTCAAATCAGCAACGGTTGGCTTGTATCCGCGCTTCACTAGCTCGCGGTTCGCGTCCTGCGTTGCAATTTCGATGGCAATGGCTTCCTGCGTGCCGCGCGCGAGAACGTCCTCAAATGTGCCGTCGCCATTCTTGGCGATGATTGCCGTACGCGTCGTGAGGCCCGCGCGCATCGCTTCCACGTCGCTTTTGTCGTCCCTGAATGCGTCTGCCGTGGGCAGCGAAGGCCAGTGCCAATTCCCATTGAGCACGCCAGCGCGGGCGGGGAGCTTTTTGCGCGCGATGCCGTCCATCAAAAACAGATACGCCATCTTTTCCAAGCGCGGCAGATAAACGTCATTACGGAGGCGCATGATTTCCCGCCCTGCGCGGGACATATCGAATCGCGTAGGAGCGCCGCCGCCGTCGCGTGCGGAGATCAGGAATGCCTTGGGGAAGCCGAGCGAGAGGCATGTGCGCTCGTCTGAGTAGTCAAGCCCCTGCAAAAGCGCGGGGCCGGGCGCTTCCGACTTCATGAACTGGTAGCTGTCGCCGTCGCTGAATTGGTATTTCACCACTGCGCCGTCTGCCATCTTTTCCGTGTAGGTAATAGTGCCGTCTGAGTTCGTGGTCGTCTCGTAGTCGAGCGGGTCGGGCGAGCCGCTGGCGTTGCTGGCGATGGCTGCAATCTTCGACTGAATCGCCATGCTGTCCATCCCGCTCTGCCAGATTTTGTTCCGCTTCTGGATGCTCTGAATTGCAGGCGCAAACTTGGTGACTCCACGATGCCCTTCGAACAGATTATCCTGAAAGAAAATGACGTTGCACGCCGGGACGATTTGCGGGTTGAGGTAGGTCTGATTATATCCGCGCTCGTAAATTTTGAACGCTTCATTCATCCCGTTCGGCGCGAGGAAAATTCCCGCGATGTAGCGCACACTCGGCGCGGGCGGCTGCACGAATGCCTCGGCACCGTAGCTGGCAGGATTTACGAAGCGGTAAAGCTCACCGATTTGATCCGCACAGCGCACGATGAATCGAAGCTGAGTCTCGTCATCATACCGCTCCAGAATCGAATCGCCCCGCACCGGCATTTCAACGTGGGCCGCGCACGAAAAAGCCGAGAGCGCGGACTGGTTAATGCCGCCGCGCTTCATCACCTCGCGCATGTATTGGTTCACTTCGCTGTCCAGTGCCGGATCGCCGGTCTGCGCGAGGTAGCCAATCGGCTGGCAGTATTGTTTGAGCGAATAGCAAACGGAAACCCAATCCGAATTTTTAACCAAGTCCTCGGCCTGCCACATGAGCGTGACGCGCTGCTGTTGCGCGTATGCCGAGTTCGGATTCGTGCCGATGCGGTTCGACATCATCCGCGTCTTGTCGGGCATCGCGCCGTCGTAGCTCGCCATCGAAGCGAGCGCGAGTCCGCTGCGCTTTGACCGTTCAAGGGTTGCCGTGTCGCGTTGCTGGTATCGGTTTCGCTTGCTCATTTGTATCCGGTCAAATCCATGTTCACTTTTTTCGTCGTCATAATGCCCGAGCGAAAATCTATTTCCGCGTTGATCTCATGCAGCCTCAGTTTGGCATCCGTGATCGCCTTTGTGCCGTTCTTTGCGCCGCCCCCAACAGACTGCCAGCACTCCTCCAGTTCCGACTTGGCTTTCGCAAACGCATTCGCCAAATCGGGCGCGGAATAATGGCGATAAAGGCGTTGCGGAGATGGCATGGTTTGCCGTGTATTTACACGGTCGCGGGAGGCGTGTCAATCTCGGATTGTTTACCGAGCGGGAAGAAGCCGCTGCGAATCGCAATGACGAGCGCCATCACCTCCAAGTCCCAATAATGGTCTTCGCGGATTTTCTTCCACACGACTTTTTTCACGGTCGCGGTTTTCTTGTCCGGCTCGATCAGCGGCATGAAGCCCGGCATGTTTTTCACGTAGCACTCCGGCATGTCCTGCGCGATGCCGAAATAGCGGCCCGATGCGCCCGTGATGAGCGAATAAAGGTATCCGTAGAGTTCTGGATTGTGCGACGTGAGGCAATACGCCCACCCGTCCGGCAAACGCCCCGCCTTGACCTTGCGCGCGCTCTTTGGCAGCGCCTCGCCGACGATGCCGGATTGCGGCTCCGGCTGCGAATACGGCATGGGATGAGTGACGCTCATGGCGTCCGCGCCGATGCCCTGCTTTACCGCGTGGAACTGCTGCAAGTCTGAACCCTTGAACGCATACCATCCGAACTGACCGCACTCGCGAAACGTGCGGCGGGGTTCGTGCCCGCTGTCAATTATGACGTGCGAATTTTTGCCCGGCTTGCCTTCGCTCACGCCAAACTCCGATGCCATTTCGTGAAGCTGCGCCGCTGTGTCAATTCGCCGATAGCACACGCGCCGGGAGTTGCCTTGGCGATCCCACTCCGTAACGAGCGCGTGCCGGTGCGCTGGCTCGCCCGCCTTGCCTGCCTGCGGGTCGCAGGATAGGACACGCAATGTCTCACCCCCCGGTTGCCACACGTCGCCGAGCCGGTAGTCGCGATTGCCCTTGGCGTCGCCGAAGTCGGGCAGGCGCGGCACGTAGATTTTGCAGAGCCTTTTCTTTTCGTAGTCCTCCCACGGCTTCAAGTTGCCGAGCTTCGCGGCTTCCATCGCGCTGTTGCTTTCGATGAGCATTTCTCGCCATGAAATCCAATGCGCGGCGAATACGCTCCATCGGAAGCTCCGCGTCTCTGGCGGTGCCGTAGGATTCTGCGCGACGTAATCGCCGTCCTTATTCAGCGCGTAGCGGTCGCGCGCGGTGTCGGCAAATTCTGCCTTGCAATGCGGGCAAACGCAAACAACGGATTCCAGTGTGGGCCTGAAAACATCCGCATCGTATTTCTGCCGCGCATCTTCACCCCATAGCGGCCAAAAAAGCTGCGCGCACTTCGGACAGCGGAAGTGCCACTCATCCTGTTGCCCGGCAAGGTAGAACGTCGCAACCTCGCGCCCTTCATCCGGTGCCGTGGTGATATGCGTGCCCTGTCTATCCCATCGCCCGCCCATGCGTTTCTCAAATTCGATGAGCCGCCCGTCTGGATAGCTTTCCAAATGGCTTTCATCCGTCTGGCAGTATCGCACCTGCACAGACTGCGCGGATGAAATGCCGGGGCCGGTGATTTGCAAAAACTTCGTGCGGAAAAGCACAAGGTCATTGGTCATCGCGTATTTGTCGCGAGATAGCAGCCGCATTGCGTCGGGGTTGGAGCGTATCCACTCCTTCCCGCGCGTCTTTGCCCACGTCGCCGCGTCGTCATCGGTCTGGCAAACAATCATCTGGTCGCCAACATCGCAAACGATGCGCTTCAGGTTGATGATTTGCCCGGCAACGGTGCCCATGCACGACGACGCCTTGAAAATCACTAGCCGCTTGCATGAAATATCATCCGCCGCCTCAAAGGGCTTCCCGAGAAACGGATAAAACTCATCGCGAAACGGCCCGGTGATTGGGCTGGATTTGTCGAAACGGATTTGCGCGCGGGCGAAGTCGAGCGTTTTCATGCGATTAAATTTGCGCGCCGATGCTCAAAGCATTCGCGTCCGCTGTATTGAGTTGGGAATGCTCGCGTTAGCTTGTCGAGCTTTGCGCAATGGCCCTCGAAGTATTTCCCCGCGCCAAGGTGCAGCGTGCCGCCTTTTGGGAAAAGCGAGGGGATTTTGCCCACAATCGCCCCCCGCTTGAAGTGCGCGCAGTCATTGCAGTCCGCGTCAATCGTCTGCATTTCAATGATGTCCTGCGGTGTCAATTTCGCGTCAAACGCGTGCCACTCTTTGGCCTCGTCCGCTGTCATTTCGCGGGGCTGCTGCGTGCTCCAATACCTTTTCATACGGTCAACCATTTGGGAAGCACACCGTCTGCCTTCGCGCTCGCCAGCGCCCCGTCCTTCGCGGCCCGCCAGTTATCCGCACTCGCCTTGTGAAAGGCCTCTGGCGAGTCGCACAGCGCGGCGGATTGGGCATCGGCGATGATTCGCTGCTCGAGCGCGAGGTCAATCGTGAGCATCAACTGCGCGAAGATTTCCCGCGCTTCCTCTACGCCGATTTTTTCGCCGTCCTTCCGTTCGGTCGCGACTCCGCGATCGTAGGCTAGGAGGATCTTCGCCGTCTTGCCGAAGTTGTCGCGTGCCGTGATAAGCTCGCACTCCACCCGCGCGATTTGCTCGCGGTTGTCCTTCGTTTCCGCCGCATTCGGGCTGAGTTCGCCGAGCGCGCCAAGCCGTGCCTCCGCGTCGTCAATCTGCGCGGAGAACTTCGCGGCATCCATCTGGAGCCGTTTGAGAACGGCCGGCGCGGCGAGTTCTTGCACGGCATCCTGCGCGGCATCGGGTTTGCGTTTAGCGGCCATCTTCGTTGTTCGTGTATCGGTTGCGGTCGTGTAATTACTGGATATACGACCTTACCATATGATGCAGAGGCTCAGGATGAACCATCCGATCCCGCTTTCGCTCTTTGTAATCCAAATCAGGACGCCGCAGACTCCGGCGGATGCCAGTGTCGCCAGCCCCTTGCCTATGTAGCGGAGCCCGTCCCCGGTCGTATATCCAGCGCATGCGGGCGAACCCGCTTCTTCGTCGTCATCGGTTGTTCTTTTCATAATTCGAGCAGGTGCTTCAAGAGTTTCGGCCCGCTGGTCGTGCCCTTGCGCGCCAGCCAAGCGGCGTGCAGTTCCGGCGAGAGGCGCATGCACAGTGCCACAGGCGCTGGCTTGCGCTTGCGGCCTGAGCCGAAACGTTTGCCGCCGCGTGTCATTTGCAAATCAGCGCAACGTGCGCCTCGCGGGATTCGTCGAGATACGCGCCAATCTTCGCGGCGAGCGCGGGATCGTGAATATCCGCGGCACCGCGCAGCACCGCCAGCACGTCGCGAGCTGAGTAGAGGTCGCCAGTGCCGCCGTCCTCGCGGCGGGTCATGGCGTCAATCAGGTAGGCGATGATAATGGATTCGGATGTCATGGCGGGAGTGCGTGCGAGTGTGTAGGGTGAAGGCGCATCCTGTTCGCGGATGGCGAAAAGATGTTCGCGCTGTTCGCGGGGTGTCGTTGTGAGGCTCATGGCTGGAAGTGATGCGTTCATTTTGTCGGATGATTTTGGGTTTGTTCGCTCGGCGTGGTGCCTTGCGTTGGAGACAAGCTAGGGCCACCCTTGAAAGCGCGCAAGCATTTTTTCAAAGTATTTTCAGACCGTGCGTAAAGCGTTGAGTTGCGGGGGCAGCTACGCCGCGCGATGAAACACCGCTTGCACAATTTCAGTGCGCTGCTACGGTGCCGCTCTGCCGGGAACATCCCCGCGACGCAGCAAGAAAAAATCTTGGTGGAACTGCGCCGCGCGCCCTTGCCAAATGGCGGGGCGGGCAGAATCCCC